TCAGAGGCGACATTAACCAAGATACAAAACGACTGTGCAAAGATGGAAGCAGAGTTGGAAGTATACAAGAAGTCTCAACCAGTGAACACTGCTTGTGAAGCAATCATTAATCACATAGCATCTCAACCAGAGCCTCTCTGTTCACGCACTGACCCCAATCCCTGGACTGCGTCTGGAGGTGGAGGAGGTGGAGGTGTAGCCATCATGAGACTGAAACCTGTAGTAACAGGTCGATTTCTCAAATGAAGTGGCCTTCCTCGATGCTCTTTCACTGTGATCAGATCTTTAACCAACATTCCAGGTTTGTACTTGAAAAAGAATGCCTTCGGAGCGATCTCTAATTAAGGTCTTACTTCTTAATTCCACTGAGAAGGAGGTTTTGCTAGAACTTTTTATACTTTAGGATCGAGTGTAGTCTGTTTAGCCAGACGTAATCTTTTCGTGATAGACAATGACTTAAGTTAGGTTTTTCTTTTTTAAAGAAGCCTTTCCATTTTCTCAATATCGATCAATTCCTGTTCGTCAGACTTTGATTTCTGATTGAGAAACTCTTTGTAATCTGATCTCAGATGTTGTAAAGAGTAAGTCCGTTCTTCACCATTAGGTTACCAGAACTATTTCCAAAAACTTGCTGTTTCAAGAGGGTCCAAGAGATCACTCAATGGTCTGTAACCAAGAGAATTCTGTACGAGGTTCATGAGGTGACGTACACGATATTTATTCATGTTGTCATCTATGAGACCCTCGAGTTTACAGATTTCCTCAAGGGAATAGATCAGGCCTTAAGTTTCTTGAATATATTACAGAAGTTAAAGGATCTAAGAGGAGAAAGTTCTCTCAACTGAGAGTCCTCTATGATATAGTTCTGTACATCCAATTCCTTTAAGTATTTATTAAGATACGTATACTTAGGCTACGTTACCTGACGTCAGGTTATAGACTAATTATGTAAACCATTCTGGCTCGTTCATCGAGAAATGTCTCGAATCGAAGGCTAAACCCATGCCACCTAAAATTCTTGGGTAAGAAATTATCCATAAATCTTTATGGTTGGTCCATGGAAAGAGATGCTTGAATGACATGATAAATATACTTCTTATAAGTTGTTTGTCAACTCTCAGATTGTACATCATACGCTTTTCAAGATCTCTGGTTTTGCCCCAGATTGGATTTGTATCTTGTTCTAGGATTCTGCCGTCAGAATCACCTCCACCGCTTTTCTATTCAGGAGAGAACAGGCGAACTTTGATTGTGTCGACTAGAGCTGAGTCCAGCTCGTCTTCAGCTTTAAAGTTATGAACTGTACCCCAGGTAAGGATCTCCTCACAGAAATTTACTGCTTTTTTCATAGCGCAGAATTTTTCCTCAGATACTTTAAGTCCATAGATGGATGCTGCAAGTTTAAGATTAGTGTAGTAGGTGATATCACCTACTGACATTTAGTCATCTCCTGCACTCTAGAAGGGATTCTAGAAAACAGCAGGATTTGGCTTACCGTCAGCTAATCTTTTAACTCCTTCATAAGAAGGGTCTGACATCAGGCGTGCAGTATGTTCAACCATCCTGGTAAGTATCGTGAGAATAATCTTTGTACCTGGTTCTCCCATTAAGCAGCCTCTTTAT